GATAAATGCCGGAGCAATGACGCATCGACAATTCGGCTCCGAAGGATACATCAGCCCGTTCGAGAATCTTTTATCCACTTCGACTATTTCTCCAGCCATGGCCAAGTGCTCGTCCCTCGTCCGATCGTCAAAAGTGGCGATCCACTCCTTGTGGGTGACGACGTCCGACTGCCGATAGCCCTCCAAAATCCCCTCGTTGGTTGAGGCGGTGGCTTCGGTCCTTGCGATCCTTTCCGATCGGTATTCGGGGAATTCTTCATAAACAACGCTCACCCTCGAAGACAAATCCCTTATGCCCTCTCCGGCCTCTATCCCTTCGGCAAGTGTGGCCGACAGCTTCTCCAAGGTGGTGTCATTCACTTCTTTGGCGAATTCCACGGCTCGGCGCCTTAACGTCTCAAGGATCGTTTTCGTCGGATCGAACGAGTCCTGCGGAGCAAGCATGTTCATGGCGTCCTCTCCGGCCTCGCGGAAGAACTTTTCGATAAAAGGAAAGATGAAATCGGCGATGATTTTCCCTTCGGCCGTTTCATTAAAAACGACGTTCATGTCGATTGCTTTTTGGGCTCCTTTTTTCACGCTCTTCGTCTCCGCTTTCAAGTTCTTGAGGACTCTCTCTTTTTGCCCATTTGCTTTTTCGTTCATTTCGTTTCGGAGGAGGTTAGCCCGCAGATCGATTCCTTTCAGCATGACTTCGGAGTATTGCTTCTCGAGTTCTTTCGGAATTATTTTTTTGATTTGCTTTTCGGCAGATTGCTCTTTAGCTTGACTGGACACCGACTTCTCTGTTTTCTTCGATAGCGAAGCCGTCAGGGCTTCGGTAATCATCATCTTCTGCCTCAGGAACGGACGAGAGCGGAAAATAGCCTCTTTGTTTTTGCTTAAAACTCCTTTTTGGGCGGAAGTCGGCAATCCTCCGGCAGGCAATGTGCCCAAAGGCAAGTAGAACGACCAGCCTCCGTTCACCGGCGGTTCGCCTCTCGCCACCCTCGCTTCGTTGATGAGTAGGGTGTTGTTCCTTATTCTCATGTCTTCCTCCCTCAATCTAAACTCCTTATCTTCCGGCGTCGGATCGTCAAAATCTATATAAAGAGATTCTCCGAAGTCGGGAGCGATAAGCTCCTCGTTTATCTTCTCGACAAGCCTTGTCATTTCCGGCTTGATCGTTTCGGAAAGATAAATAAACATGGCCGTTTCAGCGTTCGCTCGGTTGACATCGTCGGTAATCGACACGATCGGCTTCGGAGTTTTTAGGGCGACGAGGATGTCGTCCCTCGTGAATTTCTGTGATTCAATCAAGTCCATCTCCCTTTGGCTCAATGATACTTGCGCATAATCCATTCCGCCCTCGAAGATGGCGATCTTGGAGTTCTTGCCGACTCCCCGATGCCTCGATTCGAAAGAATCGATTATTTCCTTCTTTTGCGTAGATGTAAGATTGTTCGGCGACTTGATGATCGCGTCCGGCCGGGCATTATTCAAAAAGAAGTCCCTTTGGTATTTCGCGGTCATTTCTTCTGTGTCGATCCTGATGGCGGTCGGTTTCAGCGGCGACATTCCAAGATACTGATTGAGGGGAGAGGGATATTTTATGTGAACAATATCTTCGGGTCTAAAAGTTTCTTTTGTGCCGTCATTTTTTAAAAATTCGTATTCTTTTATGAAATTGACCGGATCGGGGACGATGTTCACTCTATCCGGCCGAAGGTTCCAAAGCTCAACCACCCTCCCCGAATTGTTTCGAACCTTCCACCAGTAGGCGGAACCGATTAGCTTAAGGTTGATGATTGTCGTTTCCCAAAACTCCGATTTAGTTTGAAATTTATTCGGTTTATACAAGAGATTCAAGACCGGGTGATCGGTCAGCTCTTTCGTTTCTCCTTTAGAATTCAAAATCTGATAAAGCTGGACATCGAGCGATCCAACCTTCTCGGCAATCTTCGAAACGCAAGCATAAACATAAAGGGACTTCTCGTAAGTTTGGAGATATTTCTCTTGTCCCCAGTTTTGACCGAAAAGCCTGACCAACCCCTCGAGATTCACGCTCTCGATGTTCTCTTTCTTTTTTTTCGGGCTGAAAATCTTCTGGAAGAATCCCATTGCGATCATTCTATCATAGATTCGTAATTCTTGGTATGGGCAAGCGACTGACCTGTAGGGCGATTGCCCGGGCGAAGACCCGATCGTCGTGCTTGCCCGCGGGGTGATCGGCTCGGTTGTTGCTGTCATACTGAAGATTCCTCGCTTCCCGTTCGGCTTCGAGGTAGGTTTCGACGACCGCCCCCGTACGATACGCTTCTTCCAGCTCGGTCAGCATGACTGGCCTGTTGACCGAAGTCGTGTTCCATTCCTTGGCCGCCACTCCGAGCTCGCGGAGCTTGTTCAGGTGGGCGACTCCCACCCCCTGCTTCTCGACACCCAAAATAATGTCAAAATCAAGGCAAATCTTGGCTACTTTCGCATCGAAGACCTCTATCGGCTCGTTCGAGCAATATTCGAAACAAAAATGCGGCCTGTGGCCTTCCATACTCCTCGTATCGAGAACAACGAAGCAGTGATTGTCTCCGCCCTCCACTCCTTCGGCTCCGTCGAGTCCGGCGAAATATCTCACCCCTTTTTCGAGGGGCTTCCTGATGGTTTCGTTCGTGGTGATTTCTCGGAAGACCGGACGGCCGGATTGAAGAAAACAAGAAACATCGTCCTCCGGGTATTCTTGGAAGAATAGCAGGCCTTTGTCCCAGATCTTGTAGCGGCGCCACTTTAATTGTCCTGGGGTTATGTCAACGCCCCATTCTTTCTTGGCTCGGTCGAGGAGTATTTTTTCCTGCTCGTCCAGGGTTCCCATAAAATCTCTGTCCGGGATTGCGAACATTTCCTGGATGCCGGTGCTCATGCCTTGCTTCTCGTCCTCGGTCATGCTCTCCACGCTGTATTCGTTGTCTATGAACCAGGGAATGAAGATCGGCGTGTAACTGCTGCGGCCGGCTTTCGCTTTCATCCATAAATCGTAAAACTCACCGCGTCCGTTGGCGGTGGTTTCAATGTCGATCTGTCCGTATTCGGCGGCTTCGGCTATTCCTCCCAGGATTCTTTCGAGGCTGTCGTAGAATGCCGCCTCGGAAAGGTGGGCGCGGTCTACGGTGTCGCCTCGGCCGAATGCTCTCTGGCCGGCGGTTCCTATGAAGTAGCTCGAGCCTCTTTTCGGGAACCTTATCTCGCGCTTGCTGTCGATTGAGAGGACCGGCTTGACCTCCATGTTGTCTATAAAATAACGAACTGCGGCAAAAAGTCTTTTTGTCGCTTCTTGTTCGTGGCTTATGACGACGGCGTTCGTCGGCTTCGTCACGCAATCGATTAACTGGTCCGCATCTATGAGTTTACTGATTCCCTTTTGCCTGGCTTTCAGTATTAGGTTGCGGCGCGTTTTCCTTTTCCAGTAATACTCCTGGGCCGGGTTCAGTCTGAACGGAACTTGCTGACCCCTCTTGTCCCGGATTTTCAGGAGCTTCTCGATTAAGGTTTTGTTGTCCGGGAGTGTTCTCATCGTTTTTGTAATCGTCGAGGAGATCCTCGAGCGTTTTCTCGGTGGGGATATTGTAGTTCTCTTGCTTTGGTCGGTATTTCGGGTGGACGCGGTCGAGGTAAAGTCTGATTGCCCAGCCTTCCTCCCTCACTATCGCTTTCAGCAAGCGGTCCTCGACCTCGCCGAGCTGTTCTTTTCTTATTTGCTCGACGGCCGCTCTGAAGTCCGGGTCGGCGTCGTACCACCGATAGTATGTCTGCCTGGTTATTTCCACGGCGTCGCAGGCTATCTTGACGATGCCCATGCTGTCGCGGAGGGTTTCGATGAACTGCCTCTTTTTTATGGTGGTCCGGGCTTGTTCGTCCTTCTCGGTTTTTACTTCCGCTCGTGGGGCTGCGCCTCCGGTCGGGCCGGTCTGAACCAGGCCGCCTTGCGGTCTGTGCTGTGTAACATTTTTAACATTTTGAGCTTCCTGGTTCATTGTTTCCTTAATTTTACAATTTTTCGACCTTTATTTCAATTCGTAGCATCCGCTCATGGCTGGGTCGTTTCGCAGATCGTCCATCACCTCTCCGTCGATTATCTCTCCGGTGCTGTATATTTTTTTGTTGTATATGAATGATTTTTTTGCATAGAACTTTAGGCAATCCATAGGCGCTCCTGGCAAAATATCGCTGCCGGCTCCTCGGTCCGTTTCGAATTGGCTCGGCTCCGGGAATGTTCGGCGGATCCAGTCGCGGAATTCCCTTTGAGCTACTACCGCGTCCGAGATCGATAGGTAGGCGGGGTCGCGGTTTATTTGGTGGGTAAATTCGGCCAGGTTCGATGCTTTGAAGTCGGTCGTCACCCTCGGGTCGAGGTTGTGAAGGTTTCCGTAGCAGCTTCTTATGCTGTATGCGTTTTGGGTTCCAATGAGCTCGATGGTGGTTATTAGCTTTTCTTTGTTGAAAATTATCGGGGCGTGTATCTCGAAATCGAGAGGATTTAGTATACCCATTGAGTTTAATAGGCACTTCGTATCTTTCAGTGATTTGTAATAGTAACCGTCCTGGGTCGGGTGCCTCCTTAACATTTCCGCGAGGGTTCCCCGGCTGTATGCCGGGATATTTTCCACCGGCTTCAGGACGAAAAAGTCATCGTTCATTAAAACGAATTCGTCGCTGATGCGCTGGTCTTTGGCCGCGGCCATGTATTTCGCGCGGGCGTTCAGGAGCTTGTTCTTGTTGTCGTCGGCAGCCGGAATGTGGGTTATTGATGTCGCCCAGGTTGGGCATTCTCCCACTATAAAAACTTTGTGTCCTGGTAGATTTCGCTCGACGCTTCTTAATGAATATCTGATCTCGTTGTTTCGCCACCGGCTTCCGGTCCCCAGGATGTATACCAGATCGTGTTTTTTCATTTTCTTTATATTCCTTTGGCGTAGCTTCTGTTGGTCGTTCCCCAGAAGTGCTTGGCGTATATTTTGTCCGGTCCGGTGTAGATATATGGCTTGCGGGCGTCGATGGTCACGGCGTGGTATGGAATGAAAAAGTGCATCGGCCAGATTTGTATTTCTGGGCGGTGCTTTTTTAGCATTTCCGAACAATACACGTTGCCGGTCGTCCTCCACGGCTCTCGGAGATCTTGTGGCTTCAACTCGTGGAGGCCGTCGATTAGCTTCTTTAAGAAATCGTTTCCGGCCTTTGCTGCGTAGATGGGCGCTATCAATTCTTTGTCGCCTCTGGTTAAAAATGGCGGCAGTGTTTCGTCTTGTCCTCCGTCCTCACGATGCCAGTGCTCGGGCTCCGCGCCACAACGAACGGCAAATAGTTCGAGATCGTTTTCGAATAGTTCGTCGATTGGGTTGAGGCATTCGCTGTCTGCTCCCGGCATAAATCCTCCGAACTCGTGAAGTATCTCATATCTCACGAGATCGGCAACGCCGTGCCATATGCCTCGCTCTTTATAAAAATCTATTTGCGCCTGGTTGTGCCATTTCCGTCCGAATACAGCGTCGTTGTCCCATAGTTTGTAATTCCAGCCCGGATGCTTTTCCGGCCAGGTGTCCATCCATTTTTTCGGCCTATCGAGTGGCCCGACCCATATGTGATGTATATTTTTTTCTATCATTGCTCTTTCATAAATTCGACGTCGCCGTCAATGAATTTTAATGCCCGGCGGGAGTTTCCGACGTTCCCGACAAGACTATGCTCCCACCACCGGTGTTCTATTAAGCTCGGAATGGGAAAGTATATTTTTGTTCCGTTTGATTTTAGGAACTGCGCTATGCGCTCGTCGTCCTGTTTTACTTTCAGCTTGTCAGCAAATCTAATCATGCCATCTATCAGCTTCACCGGCAAACATATAGCGAGGCCCCAATGTGGAACTGCGTCTATCAGAAATCCATTTTTTAATCCCTCCGCGTTCCTGGCTATAAAACTTTGGCGGACGCGATGGCCGTAATAAAAATTATATGCGTATCTGTCGTCTTTTAAGATCTCGTCGGCTCTCTTGCGAAAGTCCTTACAAATTATCGCGTCGTCCTGAATGACAATGTGGTACTGGGCCTCCGGGTTGTGTAGTTGCCATGCGTGCTTGCAGTTTTCCCATAGGCCCCGGCCGTCGTCTATCGCGAACGGCACGGAGCCGAGTTCCCTTTTAAGATAATCAAAGTGCTTTTCTCGGCTCGGATGAGCCATTATGCTGACGCTTAATTTTTCCATGGACTAATCAGATCGCTCGTTGATATTTCGTATCCGAGTTCCTTTGCCTCTTGCATCTCGTCGGTGTTCAATATCACCTCTTTCAGAAGATAGGGGTAGTTTATCTCGTCGTCCATCGGTGTAACTTTTTCAAGCTCCACTATCAATGTTCGGCCGTTGAACTTCCCGCCTTCCCATACTCCGAATTTTATCGACTTCGCGGAGGGCGATGTTCGTGGTAGTATTTTCGGCCATATTCGATAATTCTTTTTTTTCGGCAGTCAAAGCAGACGGCGTCTTTCCTTTTATTGAATCTGATGATCGGATTTCCACAGATGGAGCAGGTCAATTCGTGTCTTTCGAGGTATTTTCGGGGGGGTCGTATCTTCCCCAAGTCGTTTTTCTCCATCTTTTTTGGGTAATATAATATATTCTTTCTTTCTTTCCGGCATTGCCTCCCCAAGTGACGGGAAGCTTTTTATTGCGAATTATTCTTTTCGCTTTATTCATCTTCGTCCGGCCACTTCTCTTTCGGCCATTCCTCATCGACAAACGGCTTGTGGCAATCGCAATCGCAGTTCGGTTCCAAACAGAAGTCGCAATTTCCAGATTGGCACTCTTTGGTTTTCATTTGCTCGAAAATGAACGACCTTTAACGAATTATATCATTATTTCACGAGTTTCGACAGAAAGGAAACGACTTGGGCAAGCACCCCCATGATGCTCGTCTGTATCTGCTTCACCTCCAAGTCGAGAAAATAAACTTTAGCTTCGACATCGTAAAGGCGGTTTTCGATGTTTTTCTCGGTTAGGATCTCTCGACAAAGATACTTTATTCTGGCTTCTTCTTTGGCCACGTTCAGATTTTCCGGGGGAGTGTAAATATAATTGCTGTCTACGTAATCGGACATGTCGTTCGCTCTCGCCACTTGTAGCGGGAGAGTGGCGATGATGGCCGTTATTATGATTAGTTTTTTTAACATTTTTTTAATTCTTCCCGAAGATAATCGATAAATTCGCAGTTCGCCTTTATAGTCGCCTGGGCGCGGGCGATCTCCCCGATATGCGAGTCTTTTTGGGTCGACGCCTGCTTGAACTCCGCGAATCCCTTTCCGATCTCGTGCCTAATATTGTCTTCGGAGACCTGATCGATCATCTCATTGATTATTTGTTTTTTTGTTTTCATGTTCGACCTTTTGTTGTGAATTTATATTCTGCCATCTCTACTCCAACACTAATCATCAAGGTGGAAATGGCTTCGGCCATGGCTTTCGTCAAGCTAGTTTTTACGGCCGGAGACAAATCTTTATTTCTGAAAACGATTTTGATTTCCGCTCCGGGGGTGATCTCTATTGGGGTGTAATCGACAGGAGTCGCTATCTTATTTATGGCTTTCTCCAATAATTCTTTCGAGTTAGATCCGATCGCCTTCTGTAACAGGCCGATCTTCCTTTCGATCATTTTGACCTTCAAGTCTGTTTTCGTTTGGGCTCTGGCGATTTTGATGATGAAATTTTTGTCTTCTTTCGTAAGCATTATTTATATTCTAATAAATTCGGACTCGATATCGATGTCCCGATCGTGTTCGATAAAGCCCTTTTCCCTGATTGCTCCAAGCAACGTTCCGGCGTCAAGCCACCACTTCAAGCCGAGCTCGTTTAGCGTTTCAACAATTTCTCGAAGATTATCGAGGGCTTGATTTTTGTCCATGTTTTTTTATAGGAATTTCGTCTTGGCTTGTGAATAGATCGTCTATACCCCATATTTTACAACATTTCCGATCCTCCACAAAGTAGTCTGTCTCTTCGGCAGTAAGATGGTGCCCTTCTCGGCAAAAGTAGATCATTGACAATTCCCACGCATTATTTCTATCTCAAGTCTTTCCATTAGTTCATTTCTGGCATCTTCGACCTTGAAAAATA